ATGCAGAAAGGCTCATTGTTAAATTCCTCCTATTTTGTGATTATAAAAGAAAAAACCCGCCCACATTCTCAAAATGGGGCGGGTTTTGACAGTGTTACTCCATTCCCGCCAGCAAATTGAAGGTTTCGGGCATCTCGAAATCCTCAAAGGTGAAGTCCATATCTTCATCCAAGTATTCCGCATCAGCGTCAAACTTGGTCAGAATGCCGCCATCAATGTTGCAATCCTTCAGGATCACGGTCTGACGGCCCACAGAAGAAGTGGGATCTTCATTGGTCACCTGAATGTCAAAATAGACATCCTCACCGGTGTCCTTATACCGCTTCATCATTTCACGGAAAATGCTGGTGTTGTAATGGAAAGTTGCGGAACCCGTACCAGTCCAGCCGGTGGCCTTGTTACCCTTGCCGGTCTTGCCCAAAATGGGAACTTCCGTCTTGTTCTTCTCAAAGTTGGCTTCAAGGTTGATAGCCTGCATGAAGTTGTAACGGTTTCCTTCAATGGTCACAAAGCATTCCGCCAAAGAAGCGGAAATGGCATCTTTGGCGTTCATCACAGTTGCCATAGTTCAAACCCTCCTTCCTTTACTGAACATAGACGGTCATGTAAAGCTGGGCCATAGCGTTGACCGGGGTAACATAGTCAGCCACCACCACGGCCTTCTTGGTGTCGCCTTGTGCAACCGTCACATTGTCCGGGCTGAAGTCCTCAATGGCCCGGATATTCTGAAGTTCCTGATGGTGCTTCACAATGTCATTCCAAAGGCTGATCCGCCCGGAAGCATCGTTGGGAACCTTGCCAATGTACTTGGTTCCAAACAGAACCGCAATATCATTGGCAATCTGATCCAGAACCCGGATGGTCTGATTGCTGGAAAAGTCGGAAGATTTTTCATCCGTAATGGAAGTGAAGGTGTTAATGTCCTCCAAAACCACCACATTATCATCCACCAAATGGAACATGAAGGAACCTTCCGTGATACCGGCTTCCAGTTCGCTTTGGGTGTAATCGGTATCAACAGCATATTCACCGTCATAATCCATATTGGTTGCAGACTTGTTCACAGCGGTTCCGGCCACTACACCGGTTGCCCAAGGAATCAGGGCGGGGTTTTCGGTATCACCCACAAGGCCGTTTTTCACGCTCACAACGCCTTCATAATCGGCCAAATTGCGGAAGCAAACCACCTGAAACTTCTTGCCCACATCGTCCCGCATACGCTTACAGAAGGAAGCAAACAGGGCGGTAATGGTGGGCTTGGTGGACAGGCAACCCATAGCGTTGAAGGTATAGGCTTCCATCTTATCCAGATAGGTTTGATAGGTGGCATCCTCAACCGTGCCATTGGCACCGCTGGTCAAGGGGGTGCTTGCCGTAAGGCCAAGGCTTGCCCCGGTGTTGAAGTCCACATAATCGTTGTTCTTCAGGTCAGACATTTGAGAAATGGCCTTTTGCTGATCCACCTGAAGGGTTCCAAGGAAAGTGGAAACATCATACAACAGGGCTTCCGGCTGACTGTTTTCATTGGCTTCAATGACGATCCGAAGATCATTGCCACGGGTGCCGGGATATTTGGCCGTTGCATAAGTGCAAGTGGCCTTGGTGCCAGACGCATTCAGGCGGAAGAAGTGAACCTTCTTGGCATGAAGGAAAATTTCACGCATGGGCTTCAGTTCATCCGCCGTGTACGCATAGCCGAAAATCTTTTGGGAATTCTTCTGGAAATCCCCAAGTTCAACGGTGATAACCTCACCTTCAGGCCCCCAATTCATTTCAAGGGGGATCGTTGCAATGCCACGATCAGAAAGGGTGGCGCTTGCGCTTGCAACGGAAATGAAGTTGATATATGCACCGGGCAGAATTTTGTTCTGCGTCAAAAAAGTGCCGCCGCCAAGGGCCATATCAATTCACCTTTCCTTTCTTGAAAAAATTCTGAAGCAAGCTGTCCACCTGCTCCATTGTGTATTCCTTGCCATCTTCCAGAAGGACGGACAGAAGATCACGCCGCTTGGCGTATCGCTGGAAGGTCAGGATGTTTCTTTTGGTGAAAACCGGAACCGGGGCGGAAACGGGTGGGGCCGCTTCCTGATCCGGGGTTTTCTTCTTTCGTGTGGTGGTAGCCATTTATTCCCCTCCAATCGTTCCAACCTCGGTTTCCAAGGTTTCCATATAGGTTTCTTCCGTGGGCCGGATCATGGGCAAGTTGTAGTTCACAAAGAAATGAAGAACATTGTCCACAACCTCATAGTTCACACTGGTTCCGTGAAGCTGATCCCCATTGGGAAGGGTAATGAAGTCCAAAACTTCAATCAGCTTTTCAGCAACCGTGAACATTTCCGCATTATTGCCGGGGGCGCTGGGGAAATACTGAATATCAAATGGGTTTCGCTTGATAAACCGCCGCCCAAGCATGGGGGTAACTTCCGGTTGCAAAACGGCAATCAAAAAACAGGGTTCTTCCAAACCCTGTTCCACATCATTCTGAAAGATTTCATATTCATCCCCAAAGGCGGCATTCAGCGCCATTGAAATTCCTTTGATAATTTCATTAAGCATCAAAACACCCCTTCAGGAACTTATACAACTTCTTTTCCAGAATTTTTGGGGCTTGCTGTTCCAACTCTTGTGTGGAAATGGTCAGCATATAACGCCCCTTCACCCAATTCTTCTTCAGCACCATTCAGCCTTCAGCGTCAGGATCATAAACAAAGCGGTCACTTTCCCAATAACCGGGGATGAACCGCCCCGGCTGTTGCCGGTGGCCGTATTCGACATAAGACGCATACTGAAGGTTATTCAGCACAACAACGGTGTAATGGGTTCCACGGTGGCCCACAGGCATTACCGCCCAAGCATCCCGCAAAGTCCCATATACAACCGGTGTCCGCTTCACAACCTTGTTCAGCAAACGCCCCGCCAAGTCTTGGGCGGCTTGGCGGCAAAACCTATCCAAATCAGCCCCCATCAGCTTTTCCAGCCGTTCATTCAACTGTTCCATTTGGCGGAAATCGCATCTTCCCCATTTAGCCATCAGGCATACCCCTTGAATGGAACAAGCGGAATTTCTTGATGGTTGGTGAATACCCCCGCTTCACCGCTCTTGGAATAGGTGAATGTTCTTTCAAGGTCATTGAACCGTGTCACCACGATTTTACAACCAGCGGGGATTTTCACATCAGGGGAAATGAACAGCTTCACAGCTTGGGAAACTGCGGCCACGGGATCACCCGTGCTTGAAGTTAAGGTTTCAAAAGACAGTTTACAGGGTTGATCCTGAAGAAGCGGCTTTTCTTCAAAATCAGTCAGCTTTGTGGTTGGATCGGTGACTTTCTCTTTCACAAAGATGGAACACCGATCCTTCCACAGCCGTTCAAGGGCTTTTCTGTGTGCGTTCACCAGACAAACCGCCTGAATCGGTAAAGTTCACGGGTTCGACCACTGATCAGATAAGAAATCAGGGCATCCAACCGCTGTTCAGGGGTTGAACTACCATCACCAATGGCAAAAACCGTGTTGGTATCGCCTTCCTGAATTTGCTTGATAGCCGCATCAAGATCAAACCCTTCCAACTGCCCGGAAACCTTCTTCATGTTCAGGTATTCGCCCACGGCCATATAAACGGCCACGCTTACCAACCCTTCAGGAAGTTCACTTTGGTTGGTTTCATTCTGAACCCTATACTGAACATTGCGGATCACAATATCAAGCAAGGGATCATCAGCGGCCCCCGTTACGCCAAGGGCCGTCAGCATAGCAACTACTTCTTCACGCAACGGGGATCACCACCTTTAAGAAACCGTGATTTCGTACCAACCCTTGGTTTGGGGGTTGTCGCCATCCGCCGGGGTGACTTTCACATAACCAACGCCAGACTTGGCATAGTAGGTGGTGTCCTCCTGCACAGTGGTGTCAGTGGTAGCGGTGGCGGAACCGGTGATCACCATAACCGCCTTGGTTTCATCGGTCATAGCGGCAAGATAATACTTGCGGGAATAGATGGTGTTCTGACGGGTGTTGCCGTCCCGCTCCTGTTCCACTTCAGTACCCTTCTTGTTGAACAGGGTCACAGCTTCCTTGGTGGCAATGGTGATCTTGCTGGTAGTAGCGTCCTTCTTGGTGTAAAGGTTGATACCGCCAACGGTGCCAACATAGCCGCTCCGGGCAAAGGCTTCCACATACTTCAGATCATCCTTCAGGGCCTTCCGAACCTTGCCCATGTCGCTGGGGTTGATGAAGCCGAAGATGGTC